CAGACCAATCTTGACCTGTTGCTGGGTTAATATTAGAAGTATCTGTAGGAAGTGAAGGATTTTGTTTATTACCTTGTCTTAAAGCTTGTGCCAACATATTGCTATTTTGCTGATTAGGCTGAACCGCTGGGTTCATTTGCATAGATCGTAACAATAAAGCTTGATGCAAAGCATCTTGGCTACGGGTATCTTGCATCCCATTATTAATACCTGAAACATCTTCCATGTAAGGGTATTGAATCATATTAAAATAATCCACCTAAGAAATTACCTACACTAGATAATCCGCTTCCAATGGAGCTTCCTATGCCACTAAATGTCCCAGCAGGTGACATCAAACCAGCTTGACCTAAACCAAACAATCCACTATTAATGTTTTGATTTGCTGCTTGACCTGCGTTGTATTGACCCATTTGTGCGTTATATCCACCAATTCCTGCGCTTAAAGCGTCAGCACCAGCAGTCGTTTGCTGTGCGGCTGGGTTAATGTAATTAGGAGTTCCCAATGCTTTTAATTGACTACCAACAGTCAATGGCAATTGATAGTTAGCAAGGTTTTGAGCGTACTGCTGTTGGTTAGCTTGTAAACCAGTTTGCATGCCACCAACAATCGCGCTTGTACGCTGGTCGTTTTGACCTTGTTGAAATACTCTTGCAGCATTGTTGTAAGCTTCAGAGCCTACGGGAATACCCTGATTAGCCATTTGTGCATCAAATTGCTTTTGTTGCATCTGTTGCTGTGGCTGTAAACGAGCCATAATTGCATCAGAATAAGTTTGATTGGGATTGATGCCGTAAGACGGTAAATTACCGCCTGTAAATTGAGTTCCGTATTGATTGGCTATCTGCCCTATGTTGGAATTGATCGCACTTCCTAAAGGCTCTGATGGAGTTTGCGTAGCAGTCCACATTGGGTTGCCTTGCGAATCCGTACCTGTTTGAGTGTAATTTAAATTTCCATAAGGAGTTATTTGATTTACACGATTAGCCGCAGTAGCCGCTTGAGCCGCTTTAAGATTGTTAGCCGCAGTTGTGTTTGCTAACGCTTGGTAATCAGGAATTGCTGGTGGACTAGAACTACCGCCACCGCCACCGCCACCAAATACTGAATCAACTACTCCGCCCATTGCCTTCTCCTTGTTGTAACCATTTGCATTGATTACGCTTCATTGTGACAATTATAAGATCACCGTCAGGATGACCGTATGGTATGTCAGCTACCTGCTCAAAGCCAAGTTTTCGGCACAAATTTAAGGACTTAACATTATCCTTGCATATAGGTGCAATTATAACTTTAACTTTAAGTTTGTTAAAGGGGTAATCAAATATAGCAAACAGCAAATCTTTACTTAACCAATACACATCCGTAGATGCCACATGGATTTGACAAGAATCGGGTAAAAAGCAGTTATAACCGACTACCGCTATTAATTCCCCGTTTTTTTCTTGCCCGATACACGCTGTATTCTGCGGATAATCAAACTGCCCTGCTTCTGAAAGCCATTCTCTTAAATAAGATTGATTCTCAGTTGTAACGCAACGCATTACAGTACGCCACCTGTTTCAAACACAATATCAGTAGATGCCCAATGTAAATCCACGCCTTGCGAGGCAATACTCATAGAAACACCGCCTGAATAGCCTATTCCAGTAACGCCCTGCCATTGTTTTTGCACATTATTACCACCGCCCCACAGGTTGTAGTCCCAAACTCCCGCATCCCAACGAGCTACAGGTACGCTTGCAGGGTTAAAACTTGCTGATCCAGTTGGGGGTATGGGGTTAAAGTCGGTGCTAACGCCTACCAAGACGCTTGGTAATGAGTTATCGGTAATAAAGATTGGTCTTGCCATCGTAAAGCGTTTTAAAGTCGCTCTAGTGTCAAAATAGCTGTATGCCTGCTGGATTGTGGCGTTAATGTTTGAGCCAGCATCGCTTGTGGAATCCCAAAAACGCCCTACAAAGCCATTTCCACCAAAGAAAATGTCGGCTTTTCCGTGTACTTCCCAGCAATTAGCTGAAATACCTGTGAAATTAGCCCAAGATTTAGTAATCGTGTGCATTACATACTGCTGGATGCCATCGGTAGCAGGAATATTAAGAATTAACATATTCAAGCTGGCATAGTAATTGACTTGCCAACCAAAATTGTCATAGTAGCTAGATGCTGCTTGGCTTACTGCTTGATAAATCTTGTCAGTAATATTGACACGGGGATCAAGACGGGAAGATTGCAGAGCAGAAGCTAATGGTACAAGGCCATCTTGAGTTAATAACAATAAATCGCCTGCAAACTTGAAAAAGCACCGTCTATTAAAGGTTTGACCTAATTGCCATACGCCTTTTAATGCCCATGTAGTTGCAGAAGTAGGATCTGTACCGTTATAGACAATAACTTCGCCCATATTGGTTACAAAGACTGCGTAGTCATCTACACCTTGACCAGCGTCAATAGTCCATGTTCCCATCGCTTGCAGAAAACCGCCATTACGGGCAATTCCGCTTAAATCAAGTGCGTTTGCTGCACCACCAATAGAATTGACATCTAAATACCACGCTTTTAACGTATCTTTTTGGGTAAACCATAAACGGTTTTTGAATAAATTAACCCCAATAAAGGTGCTTGAATCTACCCCAGTAATACCAATAGTTGTGTAAGTTCCAACTACAGTAGCATTTGCCGCTGGGATTGTAGCCATTACATAAGTAAAGGTCGTGGTATTAACAACGGTAATAACATAAGTGCCGTTAAATTGAGTAGGCGTAGCCCCTGTGATGGTTACTCTGTTACCTGTAACAAGTCCGTGTGCAGACGCAGTAACAAGGGTAGCAGTTAAGTTTCCTGTACCGCCCCTAGTAATACTGCTAATAGTCTGAGCCGTTGTTGTAGTAGCGACCTTAAACCATGCGCTACCGTCATAAATCATAGTCGGATCAGAGCCATTACAAGCTACTAAAAAGTGACCGCCAGTATTAGAAATATTAATGTGCTGAAACTTAGAATTAGTAAGCCCTGTAAATACAGAAGTCGCTGCACCTGAGTTGGTTGAATCGTAAATAACACCATTAGCTACCGCAAATAACTGCTCGGTTGTTGGTGCGCTGTAGTTCATCAACGAATAAACTTGCCCTGTAATTCCTGTGGAATATTGGCTATAACCGTACCTTAATTGAACATCAGAAGGAGTAGGAAACATATTGGTTAAGGTCACCGCATCTAAGGGTGACATCTCAGCAATTGAATCCCTAGCGTTCCAGCCGCCAATTGGGGCTGCCATTGATGTAGTTGAAGCTTTACGCTGTTGCGCTGCCATAATTAGCTTCCGTAGCCAGTATCAGGNATGTTAGCCCATCCGATAAGAACTGCGCTAGGAGCAGGAGCAAACGATAGGGTAGCAGAACCCTTGTCATTTGCTTTAGCAACGCTTAAGTAACGGTTGTAATCTTGTTGCAACGAAGTCGTGTCAAAAGACTTAACTTGGAAGTATTTAAGCTTAGTCGCTAATACGATAACGGTATTGTCTAAGACAGTCGTATCGGTATCAGCTTGAAAACTATTTAATACTGTACCGCTAGAACTTCTAACAAAGCCTTTAGAACGATACTCAAAGCCTAGATATTCTTGGGTATTATAAGGTGGCCAAATCTGAAATTGACCGCCTAAAATACGCCAGCGCACTCGTGGGCCTGTAGAAATATAACCTGATTTAAGCCATTGCCATTGCTGTGCATCTACTGGGCCAAGCATCTGCCAATGCTTTGTCTTGTCCCAATGGGTGTTATCAGTAATAGTTTCGTAATCAGGCGGCAGGTCATAAATAGTCTTGCTAAATGTGACCGTACCCCCTACAGAAGTAGCAGAAGATTGTTGAGTTGTAGCTACAGTTGTTGCATTAGTTACAGAATCAACATAGGTATCTTGGGGAATACTTGTCCCAACAATTGAGTATGTATTGTCCAAACCCGCAGTCGTACCAACATTAGTTAAACTTTGAGTACCAATGGTCGTATCACAGGTTGTGGTTATTGCTTGAGTGTAGAACCGATATTCCAACTCTAATGCCTGCCAATCGTACTCCTTTACCAAGTCATACCCAGCACGGTTCATCAAAGCCAAGATTTGTTGCACATCCTGACTAGGATTGCCAATTACATAGGAAGGAACGGGTAAATTCAGTTCAGCGGTGGTTTGCTGGACTAATTGGAGTAGATTGTATGACATATTTAGGCTTCCTCTGTGGCTACCGTTTTCGCTTTACGGGGTTTCTTTTCACCAACAGCGGCAAGTATAGTGGCCATTTGCTCTTGCATTTGTGCCAGCTTCGCATCTGTTTCAGCCTTAATTTTAGCAGTTTCTTGCTCTTTTTTGGCAAGTTCTTCCCGCAAAGCATTTAATTCTTGTTCACGCTTGTCGGTTTCTGCTGAAACGGTGGCTAGATTTAAAAATGCCTTTGCCTTATCTCTAAACGCATAGGGTGACATNCCCGCTGCCATGCCAATACGCTGAAGTTGTTGATCTGAAGCATTAGCTACAGCTTCTACGGTGTGAAACTTCATAGCCCGCAGTTCTTCAGCTTGGGATTTCGATACCAATGGCCATTCTGCTAAAGGTGTGCCTTCGTATCCCTGATCGTCAGCCCCTAATTTGTTCTGATACGCTGCCCAATGTAACGGAAACCGTGTTTTATGCTGTTCTAAGGCGTAGGTATCAATTTCGGTTAGGGTATCGCCAGCTACACAAATATGGACAAAATCAAACTCTTTGTATATTGGTCTGCCAGCTTCATGCGGAAGCATCATCTTGTTTTACTGGTCGCTTGTAGAAACGGACTTGTAGACGGGAATCTGCATTGTGTTCATCGCTTGGTAAAGCCATTTTTAAATCTCCTAAGTAGTTAGGTAAAAGTTAAATGAAAAAAGGGATTAGCCTTTTGAGCTAACCCCCTGTTTTTACTACAAATTACTATTAAACGCTAGCAATTCCGAACCAGCCATAGTCACCTGAAGCCATAGATGCGCCTGAGATGTATGAACCAGCACCCAAAGTTGCTTGGAAGGTAGAAGCGTTAATTACGCAAGTTGCTGTAGATGCTGCAATTGCTACACCAGCTTGTGCGAATACATAACGCTTGCCATCAGAACCGAACACTTCAGCACCAGTAGGGCCAAAAGTAGCGATCAAAGTACCAGCCGAATTAGGATTGGTATTAGCTGTGTTGTAAAGATCAATACCTGATAAAGGGGTAATTGAGTATGCCATGATATATTTTCCTTTCGAATCAATGGATTAAGCGGTCAAAAC